AGCCGGAGCCCCCACCCCCGATGCCGGGCACCCCTCCCATGCCGGGCCCCCCTCCCATGCCGGGCACCCCCCCGATGCCGGGTGGACCTTCCCCCATTCCAGACCTTGGTTTAGAGCCGATGGCTCCTCCTCCTCCCACTCCCGTGGAGCCGCCAAAACCGACGGCACCACCGCCCCCTGCGCCTACCGCCCCTCCGGGTATGCCCGACCTTTCTCCAGAACAATTGGCGGCGATTGAACAGGCTTTGGCGCAAATGCAAGGAATGTCAATTAATTTTAACCAAGGCGGCCCCGTGCAGTCTGGGGTAGGCAGTCTGTTTCGTCGTGAGGTAATGCGGTAATGCCTGTACCAAATAGATATCTAAATGAATATTTGCGAAATAACTTAAGGAACTATCTCAACAACCCTTTTGGCGGTGGGGGTAATCCCTTTACTACTCCGTACAAGCCTCCCGCTTTACCGGACTATTTGATCAAAAACGCTGACGGCACAATGAGCTTCAAAGAGGGCGCTACCAATCGTCAAGTTGTAGATACGATGCGGGATTTGGGCCTTCTTAACGAAAAAGACTACAACTGGTTTTTAAAGTGGTTTTCAGAGTCTGCGGAGCAGGGCACTGAGCTGTCTAACTCTTCGTCGTTCCTAAACCGAGCGGGAGAGCTAGATTTTAGCGGCTCAGATTTTAACTCTGATAGCATGAGGCGAGTCAATATTTTGACAAACTTCTTGAACGATCAGTACGCTGAGACCGGCAGTTTCCGGCCCAATTCTAGTTTCACAGAAACTTACGGCTATGAGTCAGTAATGCCCGAGCAGGTGCGAATTGGCCGTGATGCAGAAGGCAATTTATTGCCAAGTCGCCCTTCAGATGCGGCTCGCGCAAACGCATTACAAGATGTTTTTGTTGCTCCCAGTGAAGCTTTTAAAAGAGACGTTTTTGTAGACACAAATTCGCTGCCCTTGTACGAAGGCGACGAAAAAACATATGTAGAAGAACCCCCGCCGCCTCCGCCTCCACCGCCAAAAGAGCCGACTTCACCGCCACCTGCCCCGCCCCCTGTTTTTGAAGGGCCAGACACCGCGCCTAGCTTAGGGTTTTCGGGCGATATGCTCCCTGATTTTGGAGATTTTTCTGCGTTTATGGGCAAAGCCCGTAGCCGCCGCACTCCTGATTTTTTTGATGAAGACGCAATGGAAAAAGAAATCGAACGGCGGGCCGCGACAAAAGCTGCTGAAGACTCATACACGCCTTCCGGCATCGACACGTTGCCAGATTTTTTTGACACGGGTTTTATGGGCATTGATGCATCAGCCATTCAAAAAGCCATAGACGATTATTTAGCCTCGCAAGAACGCGAAGTTGATTTGGGAATGTCTTCTCCCGATGCTGGCGTAGAGTCGGCCACGGAAGAACCACCGGCTACGGAAGAATCCCCGGCCACGGAAGAACCCCCGGCCACGGAAGAACCCCCTCCCGGCATGAAAGATGGCGGCGAAGTTGGCGAAGGTATTGCTAGTTTAATGGTTAAAGATGAAACGCCTGCTAGCGGAGAAGGGATTGAGTCTTTTCTGTTGAAATATCAAAACGCCGACGCCGTGAACCGTGATCGAAAGATGGCGGCATTTAAGCGCACGATGCAAAAAATTGCGCAACAGCAACAACAGCAACAACAGCAGCAGATGCAACAGCAACAACAGCAGATGATGCAACAACAGATGCCGCCGCAAGGTCCGCCCGGAGCCCCGCCGCAAGGTATGATGCCTCCACAGGGCCCACCGGGTATGCCACCGGGGGGTATGCCCCCACAAGGTATGATGCCGCCCGGACCACCGCCCACGGCCCCCGGACCACCGCCCACGATGCAGCAGGGCATCATGCCCATGGCGGGTTAAGTAGCTAAGAATATGTTTATGACGCCGGACATTCGGCGTGGGATAGGTAGTTTTGCCAGTAACTAAAGCTTCAAATGGAAAATACCGCATTGGTAAGGGTAAGGCGATGTATACCAGCCGCGCCTCCGCCGAGCGGGCGTACAAGGCATATTTAGCTAAGAAGGGGAAAAAGAAGTGAAAGCATTAGCGATAATGGTTTTAGCGGTTTTTATAACGGGGTGCGCTAGTTCTAGCTCACAATATTATGAGGCGGTGCAGAAGACGGCAGAGGCAAATGCTTTGGCGCATCAAGCTAAGTTTGATGCTTTGTCCAAGATTGCCGCGTCTGGAGATGGTCAAGCGGCAAGTGCCGCAGTCATGGCGCTTGCTTTGACTAACACGCAATCTATCCAGCCGATTCCACAACAGTCAGAGGCGCTTCAGTGGGCGTCTGTTTTGGCTACTCCTGTGACCAGTTTGGGCATGATGTGGATGCAAGCAGATTCGGCTAAGACCATGGCGCGGTACAACAGCCAAGTTGATTTGGCTCGTATTTCTGCGGAGTCTGCAGACAATCAGGCTTTGTATGGCTCGTTTGTGGATGCTCATCAGATAACGGGCGATGTAATTGGGAACATTGATTACACACCGTTTGTTGACGGCATGGTGACACTGGGCATCGCAGGCATTGACTCCAACGTTACGCTCGGCACTGCGGGCATTAGCGGAGTTACAACTCTGGGAACCAATGCGATACAGGGGTTAATCACGTTGGATGCAGGAAACAATGCGCTGTACAGCGATGTTTGGTCAACGTACACCTCTGGCCTAGAAAACATTCTTTTAGAGATACCCGATCCTGTTATATGTTCTGCCACCGCGGACCCTGCCACAGGCGCAACATCAATAACTTGCGGCAACTAAGGCGTGATAGAATTGCATAAAGCACAGGACAAATCACATGGCTAACGGCGACGATAAAGCGCTTCTTTCTTCTTTGATGGACGGTACGTCCATGCAACCAGAGATTACGGAAGAAGAAATGGAACTAGACATAGAGATTGCTGCTCCGGGCACTTTTGTCGGTTCTATGAATGAAATGCTTCCAGATGGCATAGAAATCGAAGAAGAGGAAGACGGTGGGGTCACCGTTGACTTTGATCCGATGGCCCTTATGGGCATGGATGAAGGTGATTTTTATCGCAATTTGGCAGATGAACTGGACGACAGAGAGCTTGGTCAACTTTCTTCTGAGCTTTTAAGCGACTTTGACGCTAATAAGTCCTCCCGTTCAGAGTGGGAAGATGCTTACTCTAAGGGCCTAGATCTTCTGGGTTATAACTACGAAGAAAGAACGCTGCCGTTTCGGGGCGCAACTGGCGTAACGCATCCGCTTCTTGCGGAGGCCGCAACGCAATTCCAAGCGCAAGCCTTTAATGAGCTTTTGCCGCCAACAGGTCCGGTCCGAACGGCGGTTGTTGGTGAAAAGACAAAAGAAAATGAGGCGCAAGCGTACCGTGTAAAGGAGTTTATGAACTACTACATCACAAACGTGATGGAGGAATACACTCCTGAATTTGATCAAATGCTGTTCTATCTGCCTTTGGCAGGCTCTACCTTTAAGAAAGTTTATTACGACGAGGCCATAGACCGCGCCGTTAGTAAGTTTGTGCCTGCTCAAGACATTGTTGTGCCGTATGGCGCAACAGACCTTGATTCTTGCGAAAACATTACTCAAGTAGTCAAGATGTCCATGAATGATTTGCGAAAGCGGCAGATCATGGGTTTTTACAGCGATATTCCGGTGCATCCTACGCAGGGCTCTGATGACGAAGTGCGTGATGAAATGAACAAGCTTGGGGGCATAGAGCCTTCAAACTTGGATTACGACTGCACGTTGCTGGAGTGCCACGTAAACTTGGATCTGCCCGGGTTTGAAGAATTAGGGGAAGATGGTGAACCAACAGGCATTAAAATACCTTATGTGGTTACGATTAGTGAGGACACTGGACAAATCCTTTCTATCCGACGTAATTACCGCGAAGAAGATGACAAAAAACAAAAAATTCAATACTTCGTTCATTACAAATTTTTGCCGGGATTCGGATTCTATGGTCTCGGTCTTATCCATACCATTGGCGGCCTGTCCAGAACGGCCACGGCGGCTCTTCGCCAGCTTATTGATGCTGGTACTCTTTCTAATCTTCCTGCTGGCTTCAAGGCTCGGGGATTACGGGTACGGGATGATGAGGAGCCCTTACAGCCCGGTGAATTCCGTGATGTAGATGCTCCGGGAGGCGCGATCCGAGATTCTTTGATGCCGTTGCCCTTTAAGGGCCCTGACGGCACGTTGATGCAGCTTCTGGGCTT